ATGCAGGAGAATTACGAACTTGTCCAAAAAGGCTTTCGCATCCTTCATCCTTTAATGGCTGGTTACATTGGCCGGGAATTTAACCGAGTATATCACGATAACTGGTGGCAAGAGGTGCTTGACACACTCAGCGATCAGCTCCGTGATTTGCCCGATCACGGTGATTATAGTACCCTGGTAGACTCCCTGGATATTGCAAATTGCCTGCGTCTGATTGATCGGAAATGGCGGGAAGTCTTTTCCTCAAAACTGTCTACTGATTACCGTACATGGTCGAAAGAACTCATGGGCGTGCGAAATAAGATGGCTCATATCGGTCAACAGGACATCGATCAGTCTTATGCAGAACGTGCGTTGGATACCATGGCACTGCTCTGTGCTGCCTTTGACGCGGATGGTGCAGAGGAAATTCGGGATTTGTATCGCACTCTCCGCTATGGGTCTGCTGCCGGTTCCGCTGCTGTAACTGAAAATGTCGCCCCTGTAAAAACTGGTAAAAAATCTTCTAATACCGCTGGCGTCTTGGAGTATAACGTCGGTGAAGGCCATACGCTTCCCAGCTGGCGAGATATTATGCAGCCCCATCCAGATGTTGCTGAAGGCCGTTACCAAACAGCAGAATTTGCTGCTGATCTGGCACAGGTCTCTCGCGGAGAGGGAGCTTTTGAATACCGTGACCCTGTGGAATTTTTTGCACGCACTTACATCACCGAAGGAATGTCCGGGCTGCTTGTAAAATCTCTGCAACGAATCGCGGGCAAGGGCGGCGAACCTGTCATCCAGCTGAAAACCGCATTTGGCGGAGGAAAAACGCACAGTATGCTTGCCCTTTATCATCTGGTAAAAGGCGGCGCTTCGGTAGATAAAATTCCGAGTCTTAAACCAATCTTGGAAAAGGCTGGTTTGGATACCTTGCCCAAAGCTAATGTGGCTGTTCTTGTAGGCACAGCCCTTGACCCGAATAAAAAGAAAAATCCTGCCAATCTGCCGGGGTATACAGTCAATACGATCTGGGGTGAAATGGCTTATCAGCTGGTTACATCTGCCGGTCGTCCGGATTTGTATGCAATGATCCGTGAAGCAGATCGCCATGGTGTATCCCCTGGATCGGAAACCTTAAAAAATCTCTTGAATGAATGCGGCCCCTGCTTGATTTTAATGGATGAGCTGGTTGCTTATGCAAAGAAACTCTATGGTGTCGATGGACTTCCGGCTGGCTCCTACGATAATTTTATTACGTTCATTCAAGAAATTACGGAAGCCGCACGTGCAAGTGAGAACAGCATTGTTGTCGCTTCTATCCCTGAGTCAACGATTGAAATCGGTGGTGATGCAGGTAAAACTGCACTCGAAACGATTGAGCATACATTCGGGAGAATGGAGGCCATCTGGAAACCTGTTGCCGCCAACGAAGGGTTTGAGGTCGTGCGCCGACGGCTGTTTCTTGACTGCAAAGATGAGGCTACACGAGATGCAGTATGTACGGCATTTAGCCGGATGTATCAGGAAAATCCATCTGATTTCCCAATGGAAGCAAGAGAGGTCGAATATCGGAACCGAATGATTTCCTGCTATCCGATTCACCCAGAGGTCTTTGACCGCCTATATGATGACTGGGCAACACTGGAACGCTTTCAACGCACTCGTGGTGTCCTGCGTTTAATGGCTGCCGTTATTCACGAATTGTGGATGGCCAATGACGCGGGTGCAATGATTATGCCAGGGTCAATCCCGTTGGATATGCCGAATGTAAGAGACGAATTGGTTCGTCACCTGCCGGATACATGGAACAGCATTATTGATCATGAGGTAGATGGAAAAAATTCTATTCCTTATCAAAAAGATAAAGCAAATCCTCGCTATGGACGCAAACTCGCCGCTCGTCGTGTCGCCAGAACGATCATGCTTGGAAGCGCGCCCACAAGCCGGGATCAGGCTGTACGCGGATTGGAAGCCTCCAGAATCCGTTTGGGAGTAGTTCAGCCTGGCGAGAGTATTGCTGACTTTAACGACGCGTTAAACACACTGCATGGCTCTCTTTCGTATCTCTATAATAATCCGAGCGGAAGCAGATACTGGTATGACACGCGCCCTACTCTGCGCAAAACTGCGGAAGACCGTGCTTCTCAGCAAACATTGGCTGATGTGGATGCGGAAATTGAATCTCGCCTGAAAAAAATACGGAAAGAGAATCCGTTTACCGGCATTCACATTTGTCCGTATTCTTCTCTGGATGTTCCAGATGAGCAGGCTGTCCGTTTGGTGATTTTGAGAACTGGTGATTGCTATAACCTAAAGTCTAAAAAGACAACCCCTGCTGAAACCACTGTTAATGATATTCTGTACAACAGGGGGACTGCTCCGCGTATTTTCAAAAATATGCTTGCTTTTGTGGCACCCGATGAAAACCAGCTGGAATCTTTGCGTGCAGAAGTTCGTCGTTTTATTGCGTGGACGTCAATCATGTCTGATAAAGATGATCTGAATTTGGATGGAAATCAAATCCGGGAAACGCAGAGTAATCTAAACCGCAGCAATGATACCGTAGAACTTCGGCTCAAGGAAACGTATCGATGGCTTCTGGTTCCTTATATCGACCAGTTTGGCGATATGAAAACAATTCAATGGGAGATCAGTGATATTAGCGGCGGAACTGAAAGCATCGTAACAAAAGCAGCAAAGAAAATGCAGCAAAGTGAGCAGATTATCACAAACTGGGCCCCTGCACTTTTGCAAATGAGCCTGGACGATTTGCTCTGGAAAGATTCCGATAATATTCAAGTAAAAAAACTATGGGAATATCTGAGCACATACTGCTATCTTCCGAGACTGGCAAATTATTCTGTGCTTGAAGATACGATTCGTCGAGGAGTTGCCTCTGATGAGTTTTTCGCACTTGCCGCCGGTTACGTTAATAATCGGTATGTTGACCTGAAGTTTAATACGAATGTATTGAGCATCAACTCATCCGATTTGCTTGTAAAGGCAAATGTTGCAATGAAACAAATTGTTGCCGAAAAGCAGGAAAAAGCAAGCGCCCAGGCAGCAGGTGATATTTTTGGCAGCGCTACATATCATGAGTCTCAAAATAATGAAGGGGCAGTACAGTCTAAAGGTGATGAAGGAAGTCTTAGTGCTAACACAGATACTGATGCAGCGGCTTCTGTTCCGGTAAATAAGCATTTTTATATGACTGCAAAACTGGATAATACGCGAGTAAATCGTGATGTTCAAAATTATTTACAAGAAATTATTCAGCATTTGATGGCCGTTGACGGCAGTCAGGTTGAGCTAAAATTGGATGTTGATGTAGTTGCTCCAAATGGCATACCAGCTTCTACCGTGCGAACTGTGTCAGAAAACTGTCGCACGCTTAAGATCGAAGATTTTGGTTTTGACGATTAAATGAACTGGTGAAATTATAGTTGAAAAGGAAGTGCAGTATGGCAAAATCGTCATTAGAACGACAAATTGAACGGCAAATGAAACAATCGAAACAACTTGCTAATAAGAAACGTAGAGAACAGGATAAAGCTGAAAGAAGGGCTATACTTAAAGATAGGGCAGCGACTATCATCAATGGACAACCGATAATAGAAGGTTTCCGGGTTATGGATCAGACAGCTGAAGCAATTCTTGAATGTTTACTGAACTGCGAAAGGGGTAATGGTACACATATTTGTTTTGAGAATGACATTTTTCCAGATTATGTACAAACGTCGTTGGGATTAGAGTTTGAAAAGTTAATTCAATATGGAATGATTGGTGGTTTATTCTTTTATGATAACGGCGGGATGCTGGATTTGCTTCCGCCCGCATTTAGTTACTTTGAAAGCAAAAATGCCGCATATGAAAAACAGAAAGAGCAGGAAGAATCGAATAAACTGAAAAACATTATAAATTACGGGAATTTAGTGTTTGGTGATGTGTCTGGCTCCACACTAACCGTTGATAATTCTATTCATAAAATCGAACAGGCAATAGAAGAAAATGGTGGCACAGATAAAGAGGACTTGTATGAGATTCTGAATGATGTTAAAGAACTTATAGAGAACATACAGACAAGCCGAACCATACCAAAGCAGAAAAAACTTTTTGAAAGAATTTCTGATCACATGGAAAAACACGGATGGTTTTATGGTGCGGTAGTACAGCTGTTGGGAACAGCGGCAATAAATCTGTTGGGTGCATGATATGATCATACCTTCATGAAATGATTGTAGTATGCATTACTTCAGGAGTAAAAAGAATTAGTTGTTAGATAATTCTTGAAAGAATGGCAAGAGATAAGGCTAAGGGAGGGAAACTCTAATGAGATTAATAAATCTTGAAATACATAACTTTCGTGGAATTCAAAATGCAAAAATTGATTTTCCAATGAATAACAGATTTATTTGCTTGATTGGCGCAGGAGATAGTACCAAATCTACGATTTTGCTCTCCCTTGAGTGGCTCTTTTCACAAACATGGAATTTGCCAATCTGTGACAATGATTTTTATCTTGCAAATACTGAAAACAAGATCACGATCTGTGGAACATTTACTGAGTTTCCTGATTATTTCTTAGCAGAAGATAAATTCGGCTTATTCTTACGGAAACCTGGAATTCCATATGATGGCATCACAAACGACGAACCAGCAGATGGAGAGCCACTTTGTCTTACCATTCAATTTACGGCAGACAGTTCCTTGGAACCGCATTGGAATGTTGTATGTAATAGAAATGATCCTAAAACTATAACCAACAAGGAACGGGCTCAGCTTGCAGTTGGATGTGTTGGCGAAAATTGCGCAAGAGACATGACGTGGGGACGGTATTCTGTTCTACAAAAGTATGCTGATTCTAAAGGAGTTCTTCATAATGCCTATACTAAAGCTATGAGAGAGGCTGCTGCAAACACTGATTTGGACTTGTTAGATGGCCTTTCTGACGATATTAAGAGCATCGGAGGACGATATGGCGTTGGATTTGAAAACGATATTAAGAGTAAACTGTTGATTCAGAGTGGATCATTCACTACATCTGCAGGACTCTATGACGGACAAATTCCTTTGAATTTAAGAGGAGTTGGCAGTCAAAGGCTTCTGTCTATAGGGTTGAATATCAAAGCTTATTCTAATGGCACTGTTTTATTGATTGACGAGATTGAGCGCGGCCTTGAGCCTTATAGATTACGCAGTCTGATAAATGAACTACGAAATCAGACGGGAACATCCGGACAGGTTATTATTACAACACACTCTCCTGTTGTATTAACGGAGTGTTCTGCCTCCGAACTAGTCATTGTACACTCTCAAAACGGAGATACAAACGTATTCTATTTTAATAAAAGTGATGAAAAAGTATATGAGCAGCTTCAGAAACAGATTCGCAGTGATGCCGATGCTTTCTTGTGTAAGGCCTTAATTGTCTGCGAAGGAAAAACAGAATATGGATTTGTCAAGGCATTTGATGATTTTATAGCTCAAAATCTCGGAATTAGAATGGCTCATAAAGGAGTAGGTATAGCTCTTGGAGGAGGAGATACCACGTTTGCTTATGCTGATTCACTTCGAGATCGAGGATATGAAATTAGCATCTTTATGGATTCTGATAAGGAAAGCGATGCTGCTGAAAAAGAGAAGAGACGGCGTTTATACGGAACAACAATATTCGATTGGGATAATCCGAATGCTATAGAACAACAGCTGTTTCTTGATTTGCCGGAATCTTTGATCCAACAGCTTATAGATATTACTGTAGATGAAAAAGGTGCGACAGCGATGGCTGGCACTTTGTACTCTGAGGGTATTTCATTTGATATTTGTGAAGATGGAACCAAACTCATTCTAAATGATTTTTCACAAGTCACACGTCTTACTCTTGGAAAATTGGCAAAACAAAAAGGGAAAAATGGACGTATTGGAGAATGGTATAAACGGATTGATTTGGGACGCGAAATCGGCCAAATTATTTTTGAACACTGGTCAGAGATTGATCAAAGTACAAAACTGTTTCAAACGGTATCTTCTATGATTGAGTGGGTAAAAAATCTATGACGCCTGAAGAATTAGTAAAGATTGAAAGTAAATATAATGTTGCAATTATAGCACCTGCTGGACACGGAAAAACAGAAATGGTAGCCGATATGGTCGCTGGATTTTCTGGAAAGCAGTTGGTGCTTACACACACGAATGCAGGTGTTGATGCCATACAAAAACGTCTTTCGAAAAGAAAAGTAGACACACACAAATATACAATTTTGACTATCGCAGCTTTTTGTAATCGTTGGGGTTATTCGTACCACTGGACATCTAGAATGGATGCAACGCTATCGCCATTTAAAAAAGAAGATCAGAAACAATATTATGCTCAGTTATATACAGGAGCATTGGAATTATTTAAACATACGTGGGTTGGCAAAGTACTCTCATCTTCGTATAAAGGAATAATTGTCGATGAGTATCAGGACTGTACACTTGCTCAACACGCATTGATTAAACAATTAAATAAGTATCTCCCAGTAAGAGTTCTCGGAGATCCTCTTCAGGGGATATTTGGGTTTAAAGATCCCATTGTGAATTGGTCTGATATTTCTTTTGAACTTATTGATGTGGATACGTATCCATGGCGCTGGGAAAATTCTAATCCAAAACTCGGAGCATATCTGGAAGAACTAAGATCCCATTTGTTACCTGCCATTCAAGGGCGACAATGTATGATTAGTATTGCTCCTATTAGCAATATCTTAGAAGTTATTGCTCCATTGGATTTTGATGGATACAAGCTGCTTCGACAGTTACAGCAGTATAAGTCTGTCCTGTATCTGGCAAAATGGGAAAATGATCAATTAGCCTTCTGCAAAAAGATGCCTGGAATTTTTCAGCAAGATGAAAAACAAGATTGTGGCATTCTGTTTGAGTACGCACGTCTTTTTGATCAAAGTGAAAATGAACAACTTGCATTGTCTATATTATGCTTTATAAACGAATGTGCCACTCGAGTATCTTCTGAGTGTAATTCGTACATTAAGAGACTTAAATCCGGATCCTCAGATTTTTCGAGAATTAAAAAGTATGAACAATTGGGAAGATTGCTAAAATTAGTAATTGAAAATAACTCATCGCAAAATCTTATAGAAGTATTTCACTGGTTTGAAGAAAATAAACAATTTAAGTTTTATCGCATGGAGCTTTATCAAGAAATGCTTCGGAGTATCAGGCTTGCCGCAACCAAAGCAATCGACATTTATGATGCTGCTACTCTTGTCCGAAATGACTCTACTTTGCAAAAAAGATATACGAACTTCAAGTATTTGTCATCCAGAACACTTCTTTCAAAAGGTTTGGAATTCGACTGTGTTATTGTTGATATGACAAAAGAACTGACAGCAAAAGAATTTTATGTGGCCATGACAAGAGCAAAGAAAATGGTCTACTTAATCACAGATAAATCCACTTTGATTTTGAAACCATAACTAAAAATGAGAACCGGGATATATGGTATGTGGAGGATACAAAACAATGGAAAATGATCACCAACTTAGAATTTTATACTTATATCAAATATTGCTCCGTCACTCCGATGTGGACCATCCAGTTTCCACCAAAGAACTGATAGACATGATGGAAACCTATCACCAGATCAAGCTGCATCGGACAACCATCCCTAAATACATAGAACTGCTGAACGCCGGTGGCCTTGAAGTGATGGAGATTCGTTCCCGTGAAAAGAAATATTATCTGAATGACCGTCTGTTTGAACTGCCGGAAGTGAAATTGCTGATTGATGCGGTGCAGTCTTCAAAGTTTATCTCCGTAGGCAAAAGCCAGGTGCTGATTTCTAAACTGATGGCGCTTACCAGTGAAGCCAATGCGGCAAAACTCAAGCGCAATCTATATGTGACTGGACGTGTTAAATCGGACAACGAAAAAAGCTACTACATTGTCGAAGCAATCAATGATGCGATTAACGAAGGTAAACGGATTTCATTCTACTATACGGATTACAATACTCAAAAAGAGAGGGTGCTGAAAAACGATGGGTTACCGTATGTTATCAGTCCTTATGCGCTGATATGGGATGGTGACTTCTACTATGTTCTTGGCCTGAACCATAGCCGGAATCAAATCAATACCTTCCGGGTAGATCGGATCAGCAGACAGCCGGAAATTCTTGATGAGGCAGCGACATCGGCACCAGACAGCCTGAATCTGGCAAATTATTCGCGTGAGGTCTTTCGGATGTACGATATGGAGGAACCGGTTGAAGTATCGCTGCTTTGCGAAAACAGTCTGATGAAACATCTGATAGATCACTTTGGTCTGGATGTAGAGACGGAAACTGTAGATGACAATCATTTCAGAGCAAGAGTATTGGTTTGTACCAGCCCAACTTTTTACCGCTGGGTCTTTGGTTGGTGCGGCAGGATGAAGATAGAAAGCCCTGCTTTCGTACTGGACGAATATCAGCGGATGGCGAGGGCTGCGCTGGAATGAGTCTGTTTCAGATTTAACGGAGACGGTAACTGTATGAACCGACAACGAATGAACAATTCAAATAAGAAATATAAGGAACTAAAGCAGAAGCAAAAAGCCCGTATCTCCGATTTGATGTATCGGGAAACCGACCGGTTTCTGCAGGAAAAGAAGCAACCACCGGATGATAATGAAGTTGTTCAAATTGCTGAGCGGGTATACTGTCGCATTCAGGGGCTTGGATTCTGGATTCCTTATGGCGAAGTGCTGAATGAATACCAGAAAAAATGTCCACATATTCTCCAGCGATTACAAGAATCCGGTTTGCCACAGCACTTGCTTCCCAAAACGAAAAACGCCTCATCCGCTGACTCAATGAGCACATCAAAGGTGAAACAGCGCAAAGCAAAAGGACACAGACGGAAAAAGCCGAAAGAAGTTCCTCTTCCCGAACAGGATGATACCTTTTTCTTTATTGTCGGTTATACTTCCGGCGGCGCTCCCTATGGTGTGACCTGGGAGGAAATGGGATTAGAACCACGGGAAGAAATCGAATAAACAATGATATTTCGCACGAGATGTCGCTAACTGGCGACATCTCATTTTTTCTGGCAAAATATCCCTTGCAAGAAGAACGGGCGTTCGCTATAATATAAATATCTGAAACGAGCCGTTTCATTTAGAATGTGAGGAATGACCATGAGAAGCAAGAACCCGGAAGTGATGAATGCAATCTGTACCTTTGTTGACCAGTATTACCGTGAACACCACGCCTCTCCGTCTGTAAATGAGATTGCACAAGGCGTTGGCGTGTCAAAGGCGACTTCCTATCGCTACCTTGTCGCCATGAATGAGCGCGGTATGCTTTCCTATGATGGCAAAACCATTGTGACAAAGCAGGTCGGCAAATGTATCTCCGGGTACTTTTCCGCACCGGTGGTTGGCAGTATCCGCTGTGGTGACCCGGAGCGTGAAGAGGAAAGCGTAGAGGAATATGTAAGCCTTCCCAAATCCATTTTTGGTGAGGGAAAATTTTATATTCTCCGTGCTAAAGGCGACTCCATGGTAGATGCGGGCATCGAGGATGAAGATCTGATCGTTATCAGAATACAAGATACAGCGGTGGTCGGCGATATTGTCGTCGCGCTGGATGAGGACAATGAGAACACTCTGAAAATCTTTGGCGGAATTGATGAGGAAAACGGAGATGTGATTCTTCGATATGCGAATCAAACAAAGTATCCGGACAAAGAAATTCGAGTGAAGCAACTCATTGTACAGGGCGTGGCAAAACACGTCATCAAGGCCCTGTAACACTGGCCTTTACGATAAATAAGGAAAGGATGTGTTCTGACAATGGAAACCTACGATGTGCGCTGCCCAATCTGTGGGGAGCTGAACCATAATCTCTATCTGGAGGAAACGGATGGCTGGATGGAGTGCGAGCATTGCCATCAGGCGGTGCAGATACTGGCATACGCTAAAACGAAGCCAATTCCTATTTATACCGGCAGGGAGTTGGCAAAAAAATTTTTGACTTCAATAAAGTGACAAGGCCATGGAGGGAGGATGGACTTATGCAGGAAAAGGAAATTTGGCGACCATTCTCATGGCATTGTCCAAATTGCGGTGAAATCTCCGTTGGATATAAAAATTCCAGCGGCACGATCAAGGTGGAATGCTCAAAATGCCATGCAGTAATGGTCAGAAAAGTAATGGGGCGTCGGCATGACCGAATTGACATCTACGCCCCCAAAGGTGAAGTCAATGAGACTGGGCGGCTCGCCAGTCTCTGACAAAAATGAATACACAGGTATAACGACGGACAGGTTGAGATGAAACAGGCTGTGTAAATCCTGCTCCAGGTCACATACCTTAACAGTTCCAGAGGTTTAACCAGACATTACATGAGAGGCCGCTGGCAGAATTGGATTCCAATTTTGGAGTCCGGCTCTGTCGGCGGCCTTCTTTTGTTTTCCGGCAGGGCTTTCAAAAAATATCGAAAGCCTGATATGCATTAAGGGCTGAGGATACAAATATTGCACTGATCCTGTTTTAGGGAAGTGCGGTATCGGTACCCTTCTCTTTTTGCGCTCATTTTCAGGCTGTGAGATGGGAAACCGCTGCGGAGTTTGTATCCTTTGTCGCTTTTCGTACGGGCGGAAAGGAAAAATTATGTATTACGATCCGATGGAATGTGGAATGAGAATTTCGAAACTGCGTATGGAATGCGGCAAGACCCAGCAACAGATGGCCGACAAGTTGAACATTAGTCTGGATCATTACAGGGCGTTGGAAAACGGAAGACGCGGTGGTTCGCTCGACTTGCTGATTGAACTTGCTATTACGTTTGATATTTCTCTGGACTATCTGATCTTAGGGCGGGTGAAATATTCGGACAGTGAGCGTATCCAGAGAGAACTGGAAAAGATAATGGGTCAGATTGGACAATTGAAGGCTTCTCTTTAATCTACCGTGACAAACTCGACCAGTACCGTGACAACGAGTCACTCTGGAAACAATTTGGATTCGGCTACAATTTAATCACAGCCAGGGAACACCGGCTGGGAACCTTGAAAACCGAATACTCATTCATCAGGTACATTACCGTATGTCAGAGCCGGACAGGCAGTACGCCATGACCTTCCATCCGGAGGCGAGCGAACCATACTTGCTACAAAATACCGGATTGCAACCGGCAGGGCCAGGACGGCATACAGGGATAATGATACTTCTGTAATTCGCAGCCCGGCCATAAGGAAGGCGGGGAGGTTAGATGCCTATGGAGCAGCCCAGCAAGCTGCCGCCTGATGATTTCCCGCTTCTCAGGGGTGTCGAGGACAAATGTGAGAAAATAACCGCTTAAGAAATTTTCGGGAGCCATGACCGGGAATGTTATTCCCGTGTTCTGGCTCCTTTAACATACCCACAAGAAAGGAGTACACACAATGGATCGAGATTTCAAACAATATCATCGCGGAGAGATATACTTCGCAAACTTAAATCCTGCCTATGGCTGTGAGCACGGCGGTATCCGCCCTGTGCTGATCCTGCAGAATGACGTAGGCAACTTCTATTCACCGACATTGATCGTCACACCTGCTACAAAGCAGGCCGACAAAAAGCCATATCTGCCGACACACGTTGTTCTGAGCAAGATCCCCGGAATGAAGTATGACGGAGACTCCTTGTTCATGTTGGAACAGTTACGGGTGATCGATAAGCACCGCATACGCGGCTACGCTGGGCGGTTGACCAAAGCTCAGATGGAACTGATTGATAAAGCGGTATGTGCCAGCCTGGGGCTTTCCCAGGATAGTGTATGACGCGCCTGACCCGGCAAGGAAATGACAGGAATTCCCTGATCTGTCTTTGCCCCACCTGCCGGGAAAACTTCGAGATCACAGGGAGTTATCGTATCCGGCGGGCAAATTACCAGCAGACAGTAAAGGAAATCTGCACCTACTGCCAGATTCGCATGGGCTATGACTACTATGTAACGCCGGTATCGGAACGGGGGTGATGAGATGGATGAACTACTGCGGATTGACCCAGAGTTCGAGTCTAAAATTCCACCTCTGACTGAGGAAGAATATCAACTGCTGGAAGAAAATATTCTCCAGGACGGCGTTGTGCTGAATCCGTTGATTGTCTGGAACGGCTGCATCGTAGATGGTCATAATCGCTTTCGTATTATTCAAGCACATCCGGAAATCAAATACACAGTCTTTGAAAAGGAGTTTCCTGACCGCTATGCCGCCATTGCTTGGATTTGCTGTAACCAGCTTGGTCGTCGAAATTTGACACCACAGCAGAAGAAATATTTGATTGGACAGCGGTATGAAGCGGAGAAGCTGGCTAATTGCTTCCGAGGAAATCAATACGCTTTAGTAGGCAAAAGTGCTTCGGGTCAAAATGACCCGAAGCAAAAATCCGAACGAACCAGTGAATGCATCGCACGGGAAATTAACACCAGCGAAAGCTATGTCCGTCGTGCTGAGCGTTATGCTAAGGGAGTCGATGCTGCCGAGGAAATAGAACCCGGCATCAAACAGGAACTGCTTTCAGGCTCCATTAAACCCACGGATACTGCTGTGGCAGCTATTGCCAAAGCCAATCCCGATGATCGTCCAGCTTTAGTTGAACAGCTACGTCAGTCAAAGCTAATGTCAGATAAAGCACCAGTCTCAGTTGAACAGCAAGCATCGACAGAGATTGAGCCTTCATCAATTATTGATGATGAAGCTCAGCCAGAGCCGGAAGAATCTGAGCTTCCTGCCCGACCCATGACAGAAATCCAAAAAATCCTTGCGATTTCTTCCGGTATGGAAACTGCGGAAGAACTTGCTGATGAAAGCACCATGTTCTACGAACTGGAGGATGCGGTATCTACCATGATACGCCGATGTCTCCGCTGCTTTGAAAGCTATCCGGGACTTTTAAATAAGAAATCGTACCGCCGCAAGGTACTGAAAATATTCAAAGAAGCCATTCAATTCATTCAAAAAATCGAACAGGAGGAATCAACATGAAGAACCTGATTAACTGCCCCTTTGACGAGATGATGATCTACAGCAAGAACCTGGAAGTCCCTCGTAACGCTTACCAGCGGGAACTGAATCCCAACCGTGTCCGCAAGATCGCGGCAGAATTTGACGAGCATATCGCCAATGACCCGAAGGTCAGCTTCCGTGACGGTCACTACTATGTTTTTGACGGTCAGCACACTATTGCCGCCAGGAAGCTCCGCAACGGCGGTCAGGACTTGCCCATCCGCTGCAAAGTGTTCTATGGTCTCTCCGAACTGGATGAGGCTATTTTGTTTGCCCAGCAGACTGGCACTTCCGCTCAGCTCACCGCCGGTGCGAAATTGCGGGCGTTGATTTACGGCAATGACCCGGATGCGGTGTCCTTCCTGAAAGCCACGGAGGATGTAGGCTTGCGGCTGGACTACAACCAGGACAGAGGCAAGTGCCGGATCGGCTGCGTTGGCACTGCCTACTCCATCTACAAAAAGGTGGGCGAAAAAATTTATAAGGAAGGAATGCAGCATATTGTAAATGCCTGGGACGGCGCTCCGGATTCCCTTCGTTTTGAGATTCTGCTTGGCGTAGTATTTTTCGTTGATCTCTATCACGATGAATATAGCCCTAAGCGTCTGGTCGAGCAGCTGCGCCGGTACGATCCGCTTACCATTTACCGGGAAGGTCGTTCCCTCGGAGTAAATATGGCTGGGTACAAAAAGTATATGTACCAGGTCTACCGGATGTATAACGGAAGCAGCCGCCGCTATATGCTTCCCCTGAAATTCTGATGCCGGACGGATAAAGAAGACCGACCCGTAATAGGTATAGAATAACGAACCCCGGAAGGGAGGTCGCCGTGACTATTTTATTGAGCCGCATCATAAGATGGAAGGGGGAAATCATGTGGCGTATCAATCCGTAGAGGAAATGAAAAACGTAGACCCTCGGACGGTTGACCGCTCCCAGCTGGTTGACCGCGAGAGCGTCCGTTTAGACCCGGACGCCGGATATGAGGAACGCTTGAAATCCCATATCCGGCAAATCCGCAATCCTTACTGTTACTTAGACGGAGGCATTGTTGTGAAGCTGGCGTTCCAGCCGAAAGGCCCTACCATAGAGGAGCGCGTCAACAGCGTATATCTCTCCGGCAGCTGACATCCTTTTCAAATGTCCTGCCGGGATGGTAAGATAAAACCGGGTCAAAAACAAAACAGGAACACGAGCCGCAGTCATGGTTTGCTGGGGCTTGTACTCCTGCGTTTATAGTAGGATCAGCCTCCGTCTTTCTGTGGTGATACATTGGAAAGATTGGAGGTTTTTATTGTGCCAGAAAGGATTTATCGAACGGGAATCTATGCGAGACTTTCCCGTGAGGACAACGAACACGGAGAAAGCAATTCCATATCCAGTCAAAAGGCCATTTGCATGGAGTATATCTCCCGCCATCCAGACCTGGAACTGGTGGAGATTTACGATGAAGATGACGGTTACAGCGGAACCAACATGGAGCGTCCGGGATTTCAGCGGATGCTTCAGGATATGCGCTCCGGCAAAATTGACTGTGCAATCAGCAAGGATCTGAGCCGGTTTTCCAGAAACTACATTGAGGCAGGAAATTATCTGGAGAAGATTTTCCCGTCCTTGGGCATCCGCTATATTGCCGTCAATGACTGTTATGACAGTCTGGCACCGGGAAGTGCTTCGGATGCTATCACACTGCCGTTTAAGAATCTGGTAAACGACATTTACTGCCGGGATATATCGGTAAAAATCCGAACCAACCTGGAAGTGAAGCGCCGGAAAGGTGAATATGTTGGCTCTTTCGCTCCGTATGGCTACCAGAAATCCACAGAGGATAAAAACCGTCTGGTGGTGGATGACGATGCAGCTGAGATCGTAACCATGATTTTCGGAATGTTTAAGGACGGTTTTCCCATCCTGCGCATTGCACAGCGGCTGAATCAAAGCGGTGTGCCCACTCCGATGGAACACAAACGCCAGCAAGGGGTAAGATTTCAGACAGCGTTTCGGCGGCGGGATGTTCCCCAATGGGAATACAACACCATCGCCAGAATATTGAAGAACGAAGTTTACTTAGGCAACCTGACTCAGGGCAAGCGAGGAACGCCCAACCACAAGGTACATGATATTCGTCTGAAAGATGAAGCAGACTGGATTCATGCAGAAGCTACCCATGAAGCGCTGATCTCACCGGATGATTTCATGGTGGTGTCGGAACTGCTCAAACGGGATATGCGGGCTGCGGATGACAGCGGACAGCATTATTTGTTTTCCGGATTCCTTTACTGCGGGGATTGTAAGCAGGGTATGGTGAGAAAAACTGTGACGCGCAGTGGGAAAAAGTATATTTATTATGTCTGCGGAAAACATCGGAAAGAAAAGAACTGCTCTCCCCATTCTTTCAGTGAGAACCGACTGCGGGAAGTTGTATTCCATGCGATCCATGACCAGATTGAAACCGTTATGCACCTGGATCAGGTGGTTACGTTTATCGAACGTCTTCCTCTGGAAAATCGGAAATCTTTCAACTATGAAGCACAGATTGTCAAAGTAGAGGAAGAAATCGAACGGTACAGGAAACTGAAGCTCCGGCTCTATGAAGATCTGGCAGATGGCGTGATTACAAAGAGTGAGTATACGGAGTTCCGCAACGCCTATACGGCTCGGATTGAAGAGAAATCGGAAACCGTGGAACGTCTGAAGAAAGAACAGGCGCAGGCGGTAACTACCGGTATGACGAACCGTGCCTGGGTACAGGCGTTTGCTCAGTTCCAAAATATTTCGGAGCTGGATCGCCGGGTGTTGGTGGCACTGGTAGACCGGATTTTTATTTACGAGAACAAAGCGATTGAGATTCAATTCAAATACCGGGATGAATACGAGCTGGCGCTCCGCTATGTCCAGGAATTTGAAGAAAGGCCAGCTGCGGCTGGCTGAACATAGGAGGATACCATGGCAAGAAAAAGTAGAAAAAACAGCAGTCAGCCGGAATCGACAGCACAGATCGGGCAGATGTCCTATGTCACTGCAATCTATGCACGGCTGTCTGTAGAGAACAGCGGAAAACAGGACGAAGGCGCTTCTCTCCAGAACCAGATTGATGTTTGTAAGGAGTATGTTGCAGGCTGTCCCTATCTCAGACTTGCGGAGGTTTACGCCGATAACGGAAAAACCGGCACGGTTTTTGACCGTCCTGCCTGGAACCGGCTGATGGATGATGTGCGTAGCGGTAAGGTGGAAGCTATCGTGGTTCGTGATCTGAGCCGATTCGGGAGAGATTACATTGAAGTAGGCAACTATCTGGAAAAGATTTTTCCGGCATTGGGAACACGCTTCATCTCTGTCAAAGAAAACTTTGACAACTTTACCTGCGGCAGTTCCATGGAGTCCCTCTCTGTGTCGTTGCAAAATTTGATTAACGCCCTGTATTCCAGAGATATTTCCCGTAAGGTTTCCACGGCACTCCTGGCGCAGCAGCAAAACGGAACCTTTCAGAGCCGTAACCCGCCTTACGGGTATATGTGGAATGAAGATAAGTCCGCTTATGTAATTGACGAGGCTGCCGCTCCTTATGTGCGGAATATATTTCGCTGGAAGATGGAGGGCGTTTCCGTCAATTCCATGATTCACCGCTTAGAAGAAGCAGGCGCTGTCCATCCGGAACTTCGCAAGCGTGAAAATGGTTCTCGACATGGCAATCAGGTTGGAAAAGGTTGGGCAAAGTCCACGATCAATTCCATTCTTGAAAACCCGGTCTATCTGGGACACACGATTCACGGCAGAATGCGTACCGCTATTTATAAGGGTGTCAAGAAGCATAAGGAAGATCCAGAAAACTGGATTTGGTATGAAAATACGCATCCGGCGATCATTTGCCAGGAAGATTTCGATACAGTTCAGTATATTCTGGCGGAGGCCAGTCGTATCCGGCAGGAGAAAATGAAACAGTCTGCCATTATCCGGGAACAGATGATTGATTTCTTTGACCAGAAAATATTCTGTGCAGACTGTAAAAAGCGAATGTACTTTCACCGACACCGGATTGACAAAAAGGGACCGGAAGAATGGATGGGGTCATATGAGTGCAGCACCTATACTTCACGCCGCCACGAACATTGTACAAAGCATTATATACGACAGAATGTTCTGAATGAAAAAGTGCTCACTGTCATACAGGATCAGCTACAGGTTGCCCTCAACTACGAGCGGCTGCTTAATATCTTAAAGGGAAGCAAGGAAGAAAGCAATCTCAAAGAAAAGTACAACGCCGCTGTCTCCAGTATCAGCTTGAAGCTGAATGCCCTGAATCAAAAACGAAGCAAGTTATATGAAAGCTACGTGGAAGGTATTCTGAATGAAGAAGAATATTCTTTTGCTAAGAAGACCTATGAGAAAGAACATGAACGCCTGAGTCAGCTGATAGATGAAGCGGTTCAGCGCCGGACAAAGTTTCTTGATTCTATTTCTCCGGATAATAAATGGATGTCTATGATGAAGGCGGCCACCGGTACTACGGAACTGACGCAGAAGCTGGTGAATACCATGATAGAGAAAGTTCTGATTTATGAAAATGGCGCTGTCGAAGTTGTTCTTTATTACGATGATGTGTATCAGGAAATGTGCCAGAGTATTCTGGAAATGCAAAAGAAGAAGGAGGCGAACTCATGAAAGAACCAAAAGTTGCCATTTATATCCGTTTATCCATGGCTGACGAGGATACACGCCGATCCAAAGAGGAAAGCGACAGCGTACAGCACCAGCGTCTGCTGATTCATGAATTTCTGAACCGGCATCCGGAATTAAAAGATGCTTCACGCACGGAATTTGTAGACGACGGTTTTACTGGTACAAACACCAATCGTCCGGCTTTTCAGAATATGATGAAAAAGCTCCGCTCCGGTGAACTGAACGTCCTCGTTACCAAAGATTTTTCAAGAGCCATGCGGGACTACACAGAAATGGGAAACTATCTGGAATGTGTGTTTCCTTTTTTGGGTGTGAGGTATATCTCAATCAATGATGGTTATGACAGCAACGATTATAAAGGTGTTACCAGCGGAATGGATGTAGTAATCCGAAATATTGTCTATGCGTCTTACAGCAAAGACCTGTCCGTGAAGACCACAACGGCAAAGCTGCAAATGATGAAGCAGGGCAAGTATGTGGGCAGCATTGCTCCTTACGGCTATCAGTTTCACCCGACTATCCGCAACAAGCTGGCGATTGACCCGGAATCTGCTTCGGTGGTGCGAAGGATTTTTGATCTGGCGCTGGCAGGAAAAAAGACCAGACAGATTGCGGAGATTTTGAACATAGACGGCATACTGACACCGGGCAGTTACTTCCGTCTGAAACATCCAGGCCAGAACCGTTTTCAGAAACGGAAAGAAAGCAACGGCTGGAATTATCATACGGTGCTGGGCATCTTGCATCAGTACGAATACACTGGCGCAACAGTTGGGCATAAACGTTCCAAAGCTGCTGTCAATGTCAAAAAAGCGCTTCCGAATAAGAAAGAGGACTGGATTGTAGTGGAGAATATGCACGAAGCCATCGTAACCCATGAGGAATTTCAGAAGGTGCAGGAAATACTGAAGCTCGGCAGGAAACGCGGTAGTCATGGAATACAGGAGTACCCATTAAAAGGTGTTGTCCGATGTGCAGAGTGCCATCGGATAATGACTCGCCGGACTGGCAGAAAAGGCGCTGTATATTATCTATGTGATAAGTCGGCATCCGATCCGGGCGCATCCTGCCCACGGGGAAAGCATTTCATGGAGACTGACATTGAACAGGTAGTGCTTCATGCCATTCAGCAAATGCTTACTTTGTATCGGCAAAAAGAAAACCAGAAAACAGCCTTACAGTTTACCCGGACAGGCAGGATCAACGCCTGCATGGCTGAATTAACCCGTCTGCAGCAGCTTCAGGAGCGCTACCGGCAGGAAAAACTGACTCTGTATGAAAGTTATATTGCCGGTGACTGTAGCAAGGAACGCTATCTTAAGAAAAAGGCTGAGATTGATAAAACAGTTCAAGAACTGGATGAAGATGTAAAGAAACAGGAATCGGCTTTGGCCGCTCTGGAGGAGGAAGCTCATACATCGGAAAATCCACTGCGGGAACTGAGCAGACAGTACCAGGATACCCCATCTCTTACCAAAGAAATGGTACGGGGATTTATTCAGGATATTTACATCTATCCGGATTCGCAGATTGAGATTGTATGGAAATTCCGGGACTGCTTTGCAGACCTGACAGACAATCAAACAGAAGAAACGGAGGACAATTATGGAACTGACATTCAAAGATAATACTGCCGCAGATTTGCAGGATCGTGCGTGTAGTATTCTGTTATCGCTGAGCATGATGGCTGACGTGAGAAACAGAAAGATTGATGGAACCAGTGAAGTGGCTCGTGTATGCCGCCAGGAGCAGAAATATCATTATCAACGTGCCGTGCTTAATACCTTGAGGCTTCTCGGCGTGATAATCGGACATACCGAAATGGCAAGCGACAAAACTCTTGAAACTATCAGCGAAACCGGTTATGATGGCTTCCTTCACATAATTCGTCAATATGAGGCATACTTTGATTTAGACGACAAATTCGAGGCATAATCCTCCTGATGAAAAGTCGGAGGACGCGGCGGGCAGACAGCCCGGAAACGTCCTCTGGCTTTTCAAAATTTTTTGGTTCTTTGTTGACACAAGGAGATTTATCCCGCTTAGGCAGAAACTACATTCTGACCGGCCAATACACGGAAATCTACTTTCCCAGCAAAGGCGTCCGCTATATCGCTGTCAATGACAATGTGGACACCATCAACGGAGAGAATGAGCTTGCCCCATTCCTCAACATTCTGAATGAAATGCACGCCCGCCAGACCAGCAAAAAGGTAAAAGCGGCCATGCGGACACGGTTTGCAAATGGCGCACACTATGGAGCCTATGCCCCGCTGGGCTATGTCAAAGACCCGGATAAGAAAGGCCATCTTTTGATTGACCCGGAAACAAGGTGGATTATCGAAAAGATTTTTGACCTTGCCGTTCATGGCCGGGGAGCCGCCAGCATTACACGGATTTTGGTCGAAGAAAAAGTACCTACTCCCGGCTGGCTGAATTTCCAGAGATACGGCACTTTCGCAAATATCTATGCCGGAGCGCCGGAGGAAAAAGCCTATGCGTGGACGATAGCGCAGGTAAAAAGTATTCTGAAAGAGGAAACCTATATCGGACACAGCGTCCACAATAAGCAGACCAACATTTCATTCAAAAACAAGAAGAAAGTACGCAAGCCAAAAGAGGAATGGTATCGTGTGGAGAACACCCACGAAGCGATTATTTCCGAAGATGTGTTCCGTCAAGTACAGGAGCAGATTTGCAACAGGCGCAGACGGCAGAAGAATGGCACAACGCAGATATTTTCCGGGCTGGTAAAATGTGCGGACTGCGGCTGGTCGCTGGCCTACGGTGTGAACAGCCAGAACAAAAATCCCTATGCACACTACCATTGTAGCAAGTACGGGCAAGGATTGCACCAGTGTTCCATGCACTATATCCGCTATGATGTGCTTTACGCCTATGTCCTTTCCCGTCTGCAATACTGGTCTGTGCTGGCACAGCAGGATGGGGACAAACTTCTGAAACGGCTACTTAACGCCAGCGACAAGGAACGCAATACCGCAAGGAAGCGGCAGACAGCCGAATTGAAAAAGGCGGAAAAGCGCAAAGCAGAAGTAGACACTCTGTTTGCAAAAATGTATGAGGACTGGTCTGCCGGACGCATTACAGAATACAATTTCAATATGCTGTCCGAAAAGTATCAGGGCGAACAGCGAGAATTGGACGCAAAAATTGAACGGCTTCACGAAGCGATGGAGGCCGCCACCCAGACAGCGGTTGACGCTGAAAAGTGGATAGGTCTGATGAAACAGTATGTCAATCCCACAGAATTGACGGCTGAACTTCTGAATACGCTGATTGAAAAAATCCTTGTCCATGAAGCGGTCAAAGGTGAGGACGGAAGCCGGGAACAGGAGGTAGAAATCTTCTACCGCTTTATCGGCAAAATCGAATGACACATCTTGAGATACCCAACAATATCTTTAACTAAGGGAAACGGGAAGCAATATGCCGGATATCAGTTTGCTTGTCGAACTAGCAGAGTTCTATCAAGTTAGTATACCTGAAATCATTGACGGAGAAAGGAAAAGTGAGAAAGTGGAGCAGGAAACAAAAGATACAGCAATAAAAATGGCAGAATACAGTAAAAATGAGCTTAATACAGAGAAAATAAAAATAATAAGCGTTTTTCTCATGACATTTGGGGCATTTATTATGATATCTTCTTTTGCAATCTTTCCAAGTGAAAGTAGTTGGGGAAGCATTTATGCAATAATTGGCGGAATGATACTAACAGCAGGAATTTATTTTAGACTGAAACCCGTGCTGCTGAAAAGAAGCTCACGAATATTATGCATTGCCGGATGCGCTGTTGTGTTATTTGGAATATTTACAGTTTCAGATTATATTGCAGTTTCACAATTTCATCAGGTTCCCCAGTTCAGCTATGAGAAATCCTATGGAGAAAATATAGTCGAACACAAAACATTATTTTATACAGTTATTCAAAAAAATCCGGGAACCGAAAATGAAAACGTAGAAATTGAAAAATGA